ATGGATGCGGGATATGTTTCCCCAACAGAAAAACATAATCAAACATTCTTACAAGAAAGTAGGGATTTTAAAGATTATTCAAAACCATTTGAATTTTATGCCGTTCTACAAAAATATAATACACCAAATAGAAATGGTAGAATATATCCCGAAAGAATTCTAAAGAGAGAATCGGATAACTATATTAAAAATTATATAGGTAAGAAAACATCCTTATCTGAACTTAACCACCCTGAGTCTTCATTGATAGATTTAGATAGAGTATCACACATGATTACAGAGATGTGGTGGGATGGTAATGTTCTATTAGGTAAACTATTACTTCTGACTTCACCAGGGTTTCATGAAAGAGGTATTGTATCAACAAAGGGTGACCAAGCTGCAAACCTATTAAGATTAGGTGTAACGTTAGGTATATCATCAAGAGGGGTAGGTTCATTAAAAAAGGTAGGTGACCAAAATGAAGTTCAAGATGATTTTGAATTAATTTGTTTTGACTTGGTATCTTCACCATCAACACCTGGAGCTTATTTATTTACTGAACCTGATGGAAGATTTGCGTTTGAAGAGAACCTACAAGAAGAAAATGAAATGAAAGCCGCAAGAACAGTTAACAAATCGCTTGATTTAATGGGAAGACTTTCCGATTATTTAAAAAAATAAATAATTATGGAAATGGACGAAAAATACTTTGTGGCAAAAATTCAATATGATTTGCCAGATGAGAACACAGGAAAAATTAAAAAAGTAAGAGAAGAAAAACTTGTAAAAGGTTATTCTGTTACTGATGTAGAAGCTAAAGTTACTGAAGCTTACAAATCATTTAGTTATGATTGGAGAATCACTTCAGTAAGTGAAAGTAAAATTGACGAAGTGTTTGAGTAATTACAAAGTTTAAAAAAAATTTAAAAGGGGACGAAAGTCCCCTTTTTTTATTTAAAAACCAAAAAAAAATAATTTTTCTAAACATCTACATATTTATTTAATAAAATAACTACGCAATGGCAGAAAAAAACTTAGTTGAAGAAGCATTAATCCAAATACAAAATTTGGAAGAAGCAATCAATGAAAACGCAAAAGAAATACTTCATTCTACAATGAAAGAAGAAATTAGCGAATTAGTAAAAGAGTCTATGAAAAATGAGGCTGAAGAAGAAGATGAATTTGAAGTTGAAGACGAATTAGAATTTGAAGATGGTTCTGAGGAAGAAGAAGACGAATTAGAATTTGATGATGAGTCTGATGAAGATGAGTCTGATGAGGAAGATTTCGAATTTGGAACTGAGGATGACGAAGATTCTGAAGAAGAATTTGACATGCCAGATTTATCTGATATGGGTGGTAACGATGAATTTAATTCTACTGAAGTAACTGATTTAACTGACAGTTCAATGGAAGATGTTCTTAAAGCGTTCAAACAAATGAGCTCTGATGACAGTTTTGAAATTAAAAAAGAAGGTGATTTTATTCATTTAAGAGATGAGGAAGATGAATACCTTATTCAAACTGAATCTGAAGAAGAAGAGTATGAAGGTTTTGAATATGAAGAAATGGAAGAAGAATTAGATGAAATTGTTTATGAAATTGAAATGAGTGAAGAAGCTGAAGAGGAAGAAGAATATGAACTTGAAGAAGACATATTTACTGAATCTACTAAAGCAGTGGTTGGTAAAGGTGTTAAGTTAGGAAACGCTAAAACAGCATCTACTTACAAAAAAACACAAGGTGGTTTCAACGAAAAGAAAGCTCACGCAAATCCTACAAAAGGAACAGGTAAACCTAAATTTGAGTTCAAAGAAGAAGCTTCAATGGACACAGACAAGAGACCTATAAGATTCGGAACAAAAGAGGAAGCTAAAGAAGCTGCTCGTACTTACGGATTTGGTTCTAAAAAAGGACGTGGTTTAAGAAAGGGTATTACACCTAACAGAAACTTAACGTTTGAAAGTCGTGAAATTATGGAAGAAGTTGAAATGTTAAGGTCTAAAAATGAAGAATACAGAAAAGCTCTAAATATGTTTAGAGACAAACTTAACGAAGTTGCTGTGTTTAATTCAAATTTGGCATACGCTACAAGATTGTTCACAGAACACTCTACGTCAAAGCAAGAAAAAATTAACATTTTAAGAAGATTTGACACCGCAGACACTCTTAAAGAATCTAAAGCTCTTTATAAGACAATAAAAGACGAGTTAGGTGGTGCAACCACTAAAGCTCCGATGACAGAATCAATCGAAAGAGTGATGGAGAAAGTTCCACAATCAGGTTCAGCTGTGAATTTGATTGAATCAAAAACTTACGAAAATCCTCAATTCTTGAGAATGAAAGACATTATGTCAAAAATAATAAAATAAACTTAAAAAAATAAAAAACCTATAAAATAAAATGGGAGCATTATTAGAAAGTGGATTAGTAGGTAACATCGGTCTTAAGCACTTGAAAGTTATCAAAGAAGACACTATAAACAAATGGGACAAATTAGGGTTCCTTGAAGGTCTTAGAGGCCACCTAAAAGAAAACGTTGCTCAGTTGTATGAAAACCAAGCATCATTCTTAATTAACGAAGCGGCTTCAACTGCTGATTCAGGTTCATTCGAAACTGTGGTATTCCCTATCATCAGACGTGTGTTCTCTAAATTATTAGCTAACGAAATCGTATCTGTACAAGCTATGAACTTACCAATCGGTAAATTGTTCTACTTTGTACCTCAAATTCAAGGTTATTCTGCAGCAACTCCAACACAAGGAGCTTCAGGAGAAGCTGGACACAGAGCACCTGTAGGTTCTCCTGGAAACTATCCTGGTGACCCAAATGCTGGTTACACTGATTCAACTGCGTATCCAAAGAACCTTTATGATTTATTCTATGAAGGAAATGAACCAGGTTTAAACCCATCAGGTCTTTTTGATTATTCAAAAGGTGGTTGGTATTGGGTTACTGGTGCAACTAACCAAGTAGTTTGGTCAAACGGTTCATTAGTAGTATCTGGATATGGTTCAGGTGAATACAGAAAATTACTTTTAGTAATGTCTGGTTTCACATCAGTAGGTGACGGTAAGTTAATTGGCCCTGATGGACAAGAAATGGATACTGAAACATTCCTTTCTGATTTAACTTTATTACCAACTTCCGCATTAGCAGCAAGAATTAACGCATCTGGTGGTAATGTTACTACTTCTACACCACTTTTATTCCGTGTTGTTACACAAAAATACGGTAAAGGTATTGTTGAATATGGTACTAACAAAACTACAACATGGCCAGGTGGAGCGACTCCTGGAAATGGAGGTTCGTTCTATGATGTATGTAGTGCTGATGGTGTTATCTACTTAGAAGTTGATTTACAAACACCAGCATGTATCTCTTGTGGAGCATCTACTCCTGATGGTTACACTGGAACTACTTTCACAACTACTTTAACGGGTGTTACAACTAACACTGCAGTTACTGCATATTGGAAGCGTTACCAAGAGTTAGAATTTGAAGACAAAATTGGTGAAGTTTCTTTCGACCTTCAATCAGTAACAGTTTCTGTAACTGAAAGAAAGTTAAGAGCACAATGGTCTCCAGAACTTGCTCAAGACGTTGCAGCGTTCCACAACATCGATGCTGAAGCTGAATTAACAGCTTTATTATCTGAGCAAGTGGCAGCTGAAATTGACCGTGAAATTTTACGTGACTTACGTAAAGGTGCAGCTTGGACATTACGTTGGGATTACAACGGATGGAAGCGTCTGAACAACCAATCAACTCCTTACACTCAAAAGGACTGGAATCAAACGTTGATTACTGCAATCAACCAAATTTCAGCTCAAATCCATAAGTCTACTTTAAGAGGTGGAGCTAACTGGATTGTTGTATCTTCTGAAATCAGTGCTATCTTTGATGACTTGGAATACTTCCACGTATCAAACGCGGCTCCTGAGCAGGACCAATTCAACATGGGTATCGAGAGAGTTGGTACATTAAGTGGTCGTTACCAAGTATACCGTGACCCATACTTCCCACCAAACACTGTGTTGATTGGTCACAAAGGTACTTCGTTATTGGATACTGGATATATCTACGCTCCATACGTACCATTACAATTAACTCCAACAATGTATAACCCATTCAACTTTACTCCTATCAAGGGTATTATGACACGTTACGCTAAGAAGATGGTTAATAACCGTTTCTATGGACGTATCATCGTTGATGGTGTTCGTACATTCGATTTGAATGAATTAAGATAATCTATCTTAATGTAGATAAAAAAAGGTCAGAGAAATCTGACCTTTTTTATTTTTTAATAATTCTCAAGGATTTTGATATTACTTCAGATTCCAATAAAGTAAATGCACCACGTTTATATGCCGCAACAATTGCTTGTATAAGACATTGATTGGATTCAATTTCATTTAAATTATTTATAAAGTTATTTAAATCTTTTTCAGAATTAAATTGTATTGTGTCAAAAATACTTTCTGGTGAAGATAAAGAATTAAACTTATCTATTATTTCTTGATTTAAATTATCTTCTTCTAAATGTTCCATAGTATGTTATATTTATATAAAGATAGTAAAAAAAAATCCATATGAAAAGTAACGTTATATTAGAAATATTAAAAAAATTCAAAGAGTATAACGAATATATTGTTGAATCTACTTCGACAGGTGATGCGGGTAGTTATAGAGCCCCATTAAGACCTGGATTAAAGTTGTGGGATAAGAATATTTTAGAGCCCTTTACTGAACAATTAAATGGTTATGATAATGCTGAAGTATATGTTGATTCACTTGATGGTAATATTGATACTAAGGGTATTAAAAGAAAAGAAGAAATGTCGGTCGCAATTTCAAAGTCAGACAAAAAACATCCTATTCAGAATGATGAAGATGGTAGTAATTTGAATGATAACCCTGTTAACACAAAACTACTTAAAAAAGTTTTTGATAATAAAAAAATAAAAGAGGGTACTAATAGTTCTGTAAGTGCTGGTGAGTATTCAGGTCCTATTGAAATAGGTTTAAAAAAATGGAGAAAACAAGAATTAGGACCATTTACTGATGACAGTAACCATCAAACAACAAATAAAGCTAAGAAAAAAAATCTTAAAAATAATATTAAAAAAACTGTCGGTATTTGGGAAAAACATAAAGATAGTGGTTATGAGATTCCAACACACGATGTTCATACTATAAAAGAAGATTTAGGAGTTTGGTTTGGTACAAAGAAAAAACCAAAAGGTAGTAAACAACCTAAGGGGCCTTGGGTTAATATCTGTAGTAAAAAAGATGGAAAACATCCACCATGTGGTAGACCTGAGGGTGATACAAAGGGTTATCCTAAATGTAGAGCGGTAGGAGTTGCTGCTAAAATGTCTGATTCACAAAAACAATCGGCTTGTCAACAAAAAAGAAAGGCTGAAAAAAAAGATACTCAAACAGGTAAGGGTCAAAAACCTGTTATGACATCATACAAACCTAAAAAGAAAAAGACCAACGAATCGGTCTTAATATCTTTAATCAGGAAAGCTTTAGATTAATAAATACTTTTGCTAACTCTAATACCTGGTTTAGGTGGCTCATAAGTTCTTTCAGGTCTTGAGTATTGTCCTGTATTATATTCAGAATTTAATTCTCTTAATGCATTTTTATATTCACCTGTTTCATCAGATAATATTCTATCAATAACATCTTGAACTAAACCTCTATCAAGTCTTCCGTATTCTGGTTCTTCTGACATTTCTTTTAATACTTTTTTAATTTGGATATCTAACTTTGACATGATTCTAATATTAACAATTTATTTTATTATAAATATTATCAAGTGAATGATTAATTTGACTTTCCAATTCTTTTTCAATCTCCATTGCTCTATATTCCATTTCTCTACGGAATGAGATAACCAATTTTTCCCATTGAATCTTACTTAATTTAATAAAATAACTGTATGTATGATTGGTTATTGTAACTTGTCCACCATCCATTGTAACAAAAATACCTAATTTATCATTACGGATATATTTTTTATCGGATATTGGAGCGATTATAAGTTCAGAATCTTCCGAATGAATGAGTTTACGGCATATGGTGGAACATTTCCTCACGTTAGACATATAGATGTCAAATTCGGTATCCTTTCGGTCTAATTTACGTAAATACAGACGATACTTAATCCACAGTTTTTTTATTATAGTCATTTCATTTATGATTTGACTACAAATATACTATGATTTTTTAATAATTCAAAATTTTTAATTAACAATACGCACCTGAACAATGTTTTTTTCCGTCAAGACCTTTGATTTTGCCCTTACATACTTGAACAGCATGGCCATTCGCATAAGCACTTGGGTACACGTCATATTTTGATTTTGCAGACGCAACACCACGAGCACATAATTTAGTACCAGCTTTTTTACGACCTTCATACATTACATCAACTGCGTCCTCACTACTAAAATCATCACCTTCAATTTCATTCATGATAAAATCAAATACTTGGTCCATATTATTTTTAGCTTCAGCGATATGGTCTTGAGCCCAATCGTGTCCATTATCTAAAATAGATTCAATCATTTGTTTATCTTTACCAAGTAGTATTTCACATTGGCGTTTCATTTGTTCTAAGTTAGAGAAAAACATATATCTTTGATTTTCCTCTTTAAGAACTTTTTTAATTATGTTATTTAAATTTTTCATATTACGCAATCATATCATCTTCTTTTAGGTCATTACAGACTACATCTAAAAACACTTCAATATCGTGTTCTAAACCTTCATAATCTTCAAATACGTTAGTTCCTTCAGTTGTATTTTCAAACATACAAGTTTGAAAATTACCCTCAGTATCACAATAAATTTCACCATAGTAATCACTATCATCAACTGTTAGATATCCTGTATGTATTTTTTCATCTTCAGTATCTTCAGTTGACTCATATCTAAATTTAAATGACGGCATACCTGGGAATTCAAAAGACCAAAAACCACCAGCTTTAGTCATAAAATCTTCTTTAGATGACGGTTCATCTTCTATTGAAATACCTTTAGTAAATTTTTCAAGAGTTTCTCTTTCTTCAGGTGTGATTGATTCCATTCCTGATTGACTAATTTTATCTAAAATCATGTCAATTTTATCTTCACCTGGTGACAAAGCTTCAGATAATACAAATTTTAATAATTTAATATATTCGTTTTCTTTTAATACTACTTTTTTCATTTCTTATTAACTATTTGGAATGTTAGTGTTTTTTTATAAGTATCTACTTCTCCTGATGTTAGTACTTTAATATCAACATTATATTCATTTGGTATTTTATCTTTTGTATCAAATATAAAATAGTATTCATTAGAAGCTCTATTAATTTGAGTCCAATCTTGAACTTGTACCTCAGTAGTTCCCTCGTTAACATATATTCTATAATATGCTGTGACAGGGGTTAATACTTGATTTGATGTGTATGCCTTTTTAATAATCACACCAACTTTTCTAACATCAGTATTAAGTATTTTTTCATCTTGTTTAATACCGTAAAAATCAAAACCAAATAATTCAGGGTCTCTACTTTGTGTTCCTAATGTAAAATACCCTTGATAAGGTAATACAGTTAAATCATTAACCACATTAGGTAATGAAATACCGTCATAAACTAAATTAGACCAAGTATCCGTAAACATACATGGTGTTGTTACAGTTATTCCACTTGTTGTTATTTGATAAATACCTTGTGTTATTTGACAACCTGTGTATGTCCCAACAACATTACCCTGATTATTCTCAAGAGTTACAATAGGTAGATTATCTAAACTTGTTGGAACCCCGCCAATATAAGAATATAAATAAAGACGATTATTGTTATGTGAATAAAAAGAATTTCTATTATCTAATATTAAATCATTATACGAAGTTTCTAAAAACGGTTCGTAAAATGTTTGAGTATGTCTTGTAAAAAATCCAACAGAATAGTTTTCAGTTAATCCTGTTAAATTTTCTAATTGAGGTAAATAAGCAATTCCCCATCCTGTAAATCCTGATGTTGAACCTGTTAGATATTGATTAATTTCATTTGTCATGTCAAATTCAATATCCTCATTACCAAATTCAAAGTGTTGGGTATCAACGATGATTAAATCTGAATAATCAACATTACCTCCCGTTGTATTATTATATATTCCATTTGTACTCCATCCACTTAATGTTGTTGTTTGAAACCAATTAGATGGTCTTTGTGAATATGATTTATCTTGAGGTAATGCAATTGGTGATAATAAACCATTCCCAGAATTTAATGTTCTTTGGACATCGTAATAATCGTAACCAACACCTTCATCCCATAATTGAGCAGTTCCTGTATTACCTGATGTCAGTGGAATTCTAAATAAAATTAAATCAAATGAAGTTGCTCTTAATCTTCCTTGACTGGTATATTCATTAGATAACCCTTCTTTATCAAATGACGATGTATTTGTCATTCTTAATGTATGAGTTATTCCTGAAAATCCAGTACATCCTGTAGATATGACTCCGTCTTGAATTTTTTGGGTAAGACCTGATAAATTTAAATCAAATATAAATCTACTAAATCCTGGTGACGCAATTACCGTGTCTGATGAACCAAAATAAAGTTGTGTGTACGGAGATTTACCAGTATTAACATAACTGTTTGAAAGTATGGTATTGTTTTTACTAAAATATGAACGATGGATTGACATTTACTCTTTTTAGATAAATATCAATTTATACGAATATTTTGATTTAGAACTTTAGTATCAAATAATTTCCATTCGGCCCTCAATCTTGTTTTAGATACAGGAGAGGTTTCTCTTGTTAATTCAAATGGTTGTTCCCTATGATAGAGGTGTTGATGATTTAATAAAAACCTTACAATTAATGATAATAAATCCTTTAATGACTCTCCTCTAACCATAGAATTTGTTGAATTATAATAATTTCCTGACAAAGTCGGTTCATCAATTCCATAAACATCTGAATTTTTTAATTGAATTCTTTCAAATCCTGGAATATTTGAATTGTTAGATATTAAAAATATTTTTTCAGACCCCATTACTGCATAACCAAAATCACCATTTTGAATTACGTTTGGGGTGTATTTCACTTTTTTTGAAACTTTTTTTAATCCATATACATTTTTACTTGATATTAATCCCGAACTAGAATTTTTTTGTGATTTAGGAAATGCCACTAATGATTGTAATGTGCTAATATTTTTTTGTTCAAGGTCAGTACCTGTTAATAATTTACGCTGAAAAGATAATGACGGTCTAAAGAAAAATGGAAATCTAACATCAGTAACATTAACAGTAACTCTCGGAATTAAATAAGTAATGTTAATTAGTCCATCATTTAATCCTGATATCACTTTATTAATTATATCGGCGATTTCTTGTAACGTATCAATATTATTAAATGAGTGTGAAAAATACTCATATACCACATCTTCAATAATTGTTTGTTGTGTAAATTTATCAGTTAAAGTTTTAGTAGATTTTCCTGGTAAATTATATATGTTAATATTACCTGAAAATGGGCCTTCAGTATCTAATCCTAAATATATTTCATACTCAACAAGTTTAACAATCTGTTCAGATACTGTTAAATTTTGAGTAATTGTTTTTTGAGTTCCTACAACAGTTCTACTATCAAAATTAGATAATTGTAAAAAAGACCTTTTAGGGTTTGTTACGGGATACTCATTTGTTTTTAATATTGGTGTTTTTTTTGACCTTAATAAAACTTCATTATCTTTTAAAATAATATCAGACCTTCCTTTAGAATAAATTCCATAGTCTTTTGGTTCGGCAAATACCCCTTTAGTGTTTTCAAAAAAGTATCCATTTGAATTTTTTAATGGTAAACCTGGTTTAACATTAGGTCCTGCAGCCATAATACTTTTTGTCTGATTTGAATTTTCACGAGCCACAGACATTGCAGATGATATCGGACCTTTAATATAAAATTGGTTTTTCCTTCCTGTATTTTCAGACCAATTATAATAAATTAAATGAACATAATCATTATTTTCAGGGACAATATTTAATTGAACGGGAATTAAAGGAATATAAACAAAAGGGTCGATATCTTCGTAAAAAAACTCCTCTAAAATGTCATTACCTTGAGCATTTAAAACTGATTTACCATTTTTTGTAATATCTTTAAGTGAATCAATTACTTGTTGGTAAATTTCAAAATCAGGTTTAACTCTAATACGTTCTAATGAATATTTGTCTTCATTATGAGTAACGGTACCTCCAAATAATATTCTATGTTTTTGTTGGTCATCCCTTCCTTGACTCATATTCTTTTAAAATTTTGTTATACGTTGATTCTATTTTATCAATTTTTTTTGTTAATTCAATAACTAAATGTTTTGTATTATCAAATTCTTTTGATAAAAAATCCATTACTAATACTAAATCTTTATTTGATTTAGTTTTATACTCGACTAATATTTCTTTTATTTTTTCTGACATATTAAAAATATTTACCTGTTACTCTTACATTTCCTGTTGGCTGACCTGTTGGTGAAATTGTTTCAGTAACTATAACACCTTCAATTTTACCATTTTTAGTCCTTTCATTAAAAGATGCGGTAAAGACCGCAATTTTCTCAAGAGTACCTAAATCAGGTTCTCCATTAATACCTGGCCCTGTTTGTATACCAAGTCTCTGCATTTGTAAAATATATTCTACAACTTCTTTTTGAGGTAAAACTCCCGGTAGATATTCAGTTAAATATAAAAATGGTGTTGGTAAAATATATTTTCTAGGAATAGGGGTTAATTTTAATAAATTAAATATTGAATTAATTAATGATTTACAACTTCGATAATCATTAACCAAATTAACCACTCCTCTAATTATTGCTTCAGTGTTGTCTAAAATCGCCTTAATAGCGTTTATTTTCATTTCATTTTTTGTATTAGATAAATCTAATATTATTGCTCTAACCAATCTAATAATATCTTGTTTTAACTGAAGATATAGTGCTTCAACAAATAATGCACCTATCTTTGAAGTTGCACATATTATCATTTTTTTATTTTGTTTAGCGAATTGCATCATTCCTGGGGAATTTGCTTCTATATCATTTACAATATTGTCATCTAAATTTGAAACTGTTGTTGAAAGAGCTTTAGACATAACCACAAAAGGTAAAAGAACTTTTGGTGATAAAATAGACATCATTGCACCTTTAACAAAGTTTTTAATTATTCCTTGGTTCCAAGCGTAATCAAGAGAAATTCCTTGTAATTGCCATCTATCATCATTAGATAAGTTAAAATATATATCTTGAAATATGGAATTAATATTACTTCCGTCCTCATTAACTTCACTTATAGTGTCAAAAACATAATCAACCTCACTGATAGGTAGTTGAACATTATTACAATCAATAAATTCAACATAACCTTGTCTTATGATAGAAATTTCGTTTTCAATTTGTGAAATTTCATTTGGTGTAAATTCAAAAAAGGTATCAGTAACATCATCGTTTTCAGGATATTTTGATATCCCCCCAACGTCTATTTCTTCATTAGAATCAAAACACATTCCTAAAATTCTCTCAAGAATCCTTGTAAATTTTAACCAATCATTATATTTTGAAGGCCCTGTATTTGAGTTAAATTTTGTAATGTTTAAAATTAAATCAACTATTTTATTTACAGCATTATTAAAATCTAACATTTTAATAGTTTTATAATAATCAATAATAAAATCTGTTACTCTATTTGGAGCATTTATTCTTTGATATAAAACAACTTTGAAATAGTTTCCTTGGGTGACTCCGTTAAAAGTTTCAAAAGATATTTTGAATAATTCTTGTCCTGATGAACCGTAATAAACTTGTTGAACTGAAGGTGTTTGAATTAATTCGTATAAAAACCTATTAGTACTTCTTCTTGAAGATAATTGTTCGTATGGTGTTTTTTCATATATTGAAGCCCCAATAGAACTATTAGGGTTTAATTTAAGTTGGTTAAATAAATCAATTTCACTTACTTGAATATATAATTCTTGATTTGTTAAAAAAGTTTGTTCATTAGAACAATTTAATGAACTAAAAACGCATTCTTGTATAATATTCTCAATTAAAGTTGGTAAATTTTGTAATTGGTCTTGTAATAGACCAATAAAAAAATCACTCGTTGGATTAGTATTTGTCTGACTTACTAAATCAATTAATTCCTCAAATGAATTACTTGTTTTTTCTTTAATTTTTCTTGAAATTGTTGCGGAATCTAAATTTATTTGAATTTTGTCCGCTTTTTTTTGTAATCTATCAGTATTGTTTTGTATAAAACCGTCATAATCTTTTTGTACTTGCGTAAAAGTTTTGAGGGCTTTGGCTCTCTCCTTACTTTCTTTAAAACCTTGTCTAATATCTTCGGCCATTACAGATTAAATTTTTCAATATCTGAATTTATATCCTTTGAAATTAAACCTTGTAGGACATCATCATCCATAGATGAAATATCAAAAGTTTCTTCTGAATTACTTCTTTTTTCCCATATACCTGATTGTAGTTTAGATAACGTAAGTTTTTTCTCAACACAATCGTTTATGATTTTTTGTTGTTTTTCAATAACGGGGCCTATTACAGTCATGTCTTCAGGCTCTTTCATCATAGAAATCATTTTATTTTGAATTCTAATTGCAGTAGAGCGTTGCTCGACTAATTCATTATAAATTTCCTGCATCAGAGCTAAAATAGAGTCCTGTGTAAAATTTATTTGTTTTTTTTTTGGTTTTGTCATACTTATAAATATTTTATGACATTTTTTATTCAGGATTAACTTGAAGTAGAGCAGTATATATTTTTTTGAACTTTTTCATTGACGCTCTAATTTCTTTTGTTGACATATTTGTCATCTCTCTGAGCGATAATAAAATGATATTTTTGTTAAATTTATTGTTATCAGTTGCTGGAAAAATAGTCTCATAATTTTCCATAATTTCAACTAATGAAATACCCAATTTCATTTCACTTTCATTTAAATCATCAATTTCAATAGTTTCTTTAATATAGTCAATTAGTATCGGGATTAAATTAACTTCTTCAAGTGGCTCAACATCTAAATAATAAACCATTTCAGGAGAATTTTCTAAATCACCTGAAATATCTTCATAGGAAATTTTTCGGTTTTGTTCTTTTTGGTCTTTTAAAATTTGACCCATTAGATAATTTTTACAAATTGTGCCAAAATATGAATACGCCTTTTTTTCTTTAGAAGGACTAAACTTTTCTATTTTAGTCATTAAAAAAGAGTGAGTATCGGTATGGATTTCAATAAAATCCATATCTTTTCTGTATAATTTATATCTACGAATAATTGAAGAAATCATTTTATCCAAAGGATGTCTCAAGTATTCATTATAAATCTTATTTTTTTCTTCAAAAGTAGAAGCGGTCAGAAACATTCTGACTGCGTTCTCTTCTCTTATATCAAAGTAATTTTCACCGCTAGACTTTTTTTTCGTCGTAACGTTAATTTCTATTGAGCTCGCGCTTAATATCATTAAACGTTTTCAGTAACAAATTTTATGTTTCTGTCTTCACTAAAAAAATATTCTTTTTTAGCTGAAGATACCCAAAACTTAACCTCATCCTCCTCAAGTTTGGTTTCACCATTTTTGTATTCCCAAAAAATAGAACCCTCTCTTAAATTAGTATGTTTGTAACCAATTTTAGGTATAGTCATAATTTTCGCTGAATTGTACGTTAAACGAAGTAACAATTCATAAACAAATGTTAATTTGATGTTTGGTTTAAATCCACCAAAGTCCTCAATTAAAGATTTTTTAAATACCATTCCTGACGTTTGAAAATTTTGATATTGTAATAAAGTTTCATTTGTTAGATATCCCATTTCTTGTGAGAAATTAGCCGCAAATGTTGCTTCGTTTGTAAAACCTTGAAAAGTTAATTTATTATCTACCTCAACTACGATAGGTAGGAATGCGTCAACATCAGAATATGAATCTAAATATTTTTTTACATTTTTAAACCAAATTTTTGAGTATTCGTCATCAACTTCTAAAATACTAACCCATTTAGTTTCAGCCTTTGTAATTCCAAAATTAACTTGGTTTGAAAAATTTGGTTCACCATCGAATTCAAAAGTCGTGACTGTAAGATTTTGAAAATCGTAATTTTCCAAATAATTTGATAAATTTTTATCTTTACCGTGAACTATAATTAAGTTTTTTGGTAAGAAATCTTGAGATAGTACAGACTCGATTGATTTTTTAAAAAAGTCTTCAAAATCTCTCATTACCATATTCTTAATAGGTAATATAACACTTAAATCTAAAATATTTTCCATAATATTAATTTTCAATTAATTGTAGTTTATTTAATTCAGTTTCAAAATTTTCTTTTATAACCTGAAGGTAACCTTCAAACGTTGATAAAATTGTCTTTTCAAATTTTTCTACGTCACTGTATTTTTCCGCAGTTTCAACACCATTTTTGTAAAGGTTTTCAGAAACATTATCCTCTAACCAATTTTGAACAAAATCTGCAACATAGTCTACAAGTTTTATTTCATCTTGTATCCAAATTCCATTTTCTTCACTCAACCAACTTGGGACTAGTTTTGGAACTATACCCATAACCGCGACACCACTTTTCATAGATTCTAATGGGAAGGTACCAAAAGAACTAATTCTATCATTCCATACTGACAACATAGATTCTCTTAACGAACTTGCAAATTCTTCTTGGGATAGACCTCTTAAATCACGGAAAGTAATCCATCTAAACTGTGGATACTTTTGATAGAATGATTTAATAAAATTAATTGAATCTCTTTGTTCTCTAAACACAACCGAAATAATTGGTTTAACAGGTTTTTCAGAAACAACAAAATTCTCATCAATCACTGGCTCAATAACGTCAATAGCACTCATTCTCATTAATTTTGAGACATAATTTTTTTGTTCTTCTGAAGTTGTGATACACTTTGTAAAGTTAAATTGTTGCCAAGTTTGTCCAGGTTGGAGGGTCTCAAAAACATAATCATACGACTGTGACAATACAATTTTAGTACAAGGTAAGTTTGTTAATTGACTCATAACATAACCAAAAATTTCAGGAATAATCATAAAATCTTCAGGAGCTATTTGTAAATTTTGTCCTTCTACTGATTGGTGAGGGATGGAATCGTATTTATTACCTAACCAACTTTGTACTCCAAAGTAATTAGGTTTTTCATGTAAAATAATAACATTATAATCGGCATTTTTAAGAGTTAATGCCATATCATAAATGTATTTGATTGACGCTTTAGCATTCCCTAAAGTATCTTGAGCGAAAAAATAAATTCTTGATTTTTTTTCACTTAAATTTTTAATTGAGTCCTCAATTTTTTTAATTGTTTCTTCCATAATTTAGTATTTTTGAATTATTTTATTATTTAATAAGGTATTAAAGGCTAGTTTAAATGGTATTGATGCAGATGCTTTTTCACCTAAAGTTTCATCAACTTCTTCTGTCTCGCTTAAAATAACTTCTAACATCATTTTAATAATTTCATATTGAACTACCCCTATTTGTTGTTCTGTTGAACCAGATGAGTTTGGTGTGTCTATATTAATAATTGATTGGGCTGACTCTAAATCAATGTAATAATGTTCCCCCAGTATTTTTAACATTCTTTAAATTTGTAATTATTTCGTCTAATTCTTTAATTTTTTCAATTGTTTTAGACGAGTTTATTTTTTCGTTATAAAGGGTTTTATATTTTATAACTTTGTTATTGTAATTAATAAGAATATCAGGGTTAGAAGTAACTATTAAATCAAAATCATTCAGAATTTGATTTTTTGTTATTTCATTATAGAAAATTATTCTTTCAAATTGACAACTAAACTTTGATAAAAAAAATAATGTAGCTGGTTTTGATTTTGAAATCTCATCGGAAATAATTGTAAATTCAATATCATTTCTATGTTTAACATAAATTTCATTTAAATCCGCAAATGTCATCATTTCACTTGATGGTGAGTGTCCAAAAATTTCCATAGGACAATCCTCAAACATAAAGGAAAACATTTCTTCTTTTGAAGGAAATAAAAAATGATTAAATAAATCTAAAGTATCGATTGGCTCAACTATTGAATATTCAAATTTGTTTTCATCTTCTTCAATACCATCTGTTGATTGAATTAAGAATTTATCGTAAACACTTTTAAATTTACTTATGGTATCTCTTAATACACCATTAACCTCAATTCCTATCTTCATATCTTTTTAATATTTCAGTAATCAATGGATTTCTAACAACATCTTCATCTCCAAACTCATGAACTCCAATCTCGGAAATATTTTTAAATTTTTCAATTGCATCCCACAAACCTGAATGTTTTTTATCTTTATATCTGTCAGTTTGTTCTAAATCACCTGAGATAAAAAATTTACTGTCAGTACCAATACGAGTTAATAATAATTTCATTTGTTTTGGAGTGGCATTTTGAGCTTCTTCAAATATTAAAATAGAGTTATCAATATTCATCCCTCTCATGTAGGCTAAAGCAAAAACTTCAATAACCTCCATTTGTTTTAATTTTTCTCTCGCTTCTTTACCTATAATTTTATTTAAAAGATAATATGATGGGAAAATATATGGGTCTAGTTTTTCTTCAACGTTACCAGGCAAAGAACCAAGTTTTTCTTCTGCTTCAACTGCGGGTCTAACTATGATAATCTTTTCGTAAGGTGAAGTATGGTCAGCAATTAAATCAACCGCCGCTTTCATTGCTATAAAACTTTTACCAACACCTGCAGGACCTGAACAAATTGTAATTTGATTTCTAACTAATTTATCGTAATACTCTCGTTGACTTTGAGTTAAGAATTTATCCTTACTCTTTTTAATCATACCACTAATTTGGTCTTTCTTAGACATTTTTGGTTTAGAGTCAGTAGGAATATATTGACTGTCTTTACTAATTGTTTTTTTTCTTGTCATTATTTAATTTGTGTATAACTTTTTTGAGAATAATTGCATTTCACTTATTTGAAATTCCAATTCAGGTATATCGTATTTTATATCAAAGATTGTTGATAACGTTCTATCAACAATAGATTCTGAATCAACTGGATTAATTTCAATATTTAAATTGTATGAATTTGATAACATTTTAACTAAATCATATTTTGACACTTGAGTTGGTGAAATAAAATGTTTAGTTCCTTTCCAAAAATCTTTGTTATCTATAATTTTTTCTACTAATTTAGCCCATTCTAAACAAGTTATACCATTCCAAAAATGATTTAGAAACCCATTAACTTTATTATTTTTTTGACTTTTAACCCACTCAACTAAAGACCTGTGTTGATTAACCTCTTCACCAATAATTGAAGTTCTTATTATTGTACAATTATTTGGTTCACCAATAGCTTTTGACATACCATACACATCATCAACATCATATTTATCGTTTTCGTTATATCTACCTTTTTTACCTGAGTACACACAATCAGTTGTTGGGTGAATCATGTTCCATTCATTTTTTTCACAAATATTTGATAACATTCTTGGAAATACTGAATTAACTAAAATCGCATTTAAATCTCCTAATTGGTCAACTCTAGGTTTAATTGTACCAATACAATTAATTATAACGTCACCTTTATTAACACCACTCTTTATCAATATATCTTCTATTGATTTTTCTGTTTGATGTGAAGCGTCAAGAATATCTCTATTAATTTCACTAACATTAAATTTTTCAGATAAATAACTGTATACATATTTACCTAACATCCCTTTTGAACCTAAAATATAAATTTTCATAATTTTTTTATTTTTTTTATTTTTTTATCTAAAATCTTCTTCCCATATATTCCAATTATCATGTGGTAATCTTATATCGTCACCTAAACTTTCTTCTAATGATGTGGTAGAAAAGAAAATAACTGAAGTATTATCTTCTAAATTTTTAAAACCATTATAGTGATTTGGTGGGATAAATAATACTTTTGGTTGTTTTGAACTTAAAATATATTTTGTAACTTCTTCAGTTTCCATATTAACAATTCCAATAAGCGCAGTACCACTAGATACATAAACATATTTTCCTTCTTTTTTATGACCATGCCATGCTCTTATAAATCCTTGTCTATGATTCTCAACTTGGTAAAATCTTTTTACATTTTCAAAATTGAAATCATTAACAAATCTAACCGAACCTCTATCATCAACAGAGATACCACCATTCATTAATTTTTTTGTGTCCATAATAATTCTTTTTGATTTTTTTTATTTGTTAAAAACGCTCCATTGTGGTAAACTTTATCTTCAGGGTTCTCAATTCTATTTTCTTCAAATAAAGTTACCATTCTTAATACCTCATCCTCAACGGTTGTAATTGGTTTATATTTAAAAACTTTTAAAGATTTTGAATTATCAACACGATAATTTCTAGCATCTTGAAAAGATATTTCAGTGTACGTTACTTTAGTATTAGGTACTATTTTAGCGACACGTTCACCTAGTTCTTTAATTATAACATTTTCTTTTGATAAAACAAAAATTCCTGGGTACTTTTCTTTACACGCCTCTGTAATATATCCTGCTATATCTTTAACGGCAATTATTGGTCTCCATTGTTCACCACCATTAATAGTTATAGTACCTTCTTTTACCGCCTTCATAGTTAATACATTAACAACTAAATCCATTCTAATTCTAGAATATGTGTCACCAAGACCAAATACAGTTCCTAATCTAAAAATTGTCCCATTTTTGTCTAAAATGTGTTTTTCGGCTTTAAGTTTTGTTGATGCATATGATGATAATGGATTTGTTTCACTTAATTCATCTAATATACCATCTTGAGCTCCGTAAACTGAACACGTAGACATAAAAATTAAATGTTTATCGGGTGAAACAATATCACAAAAATTTTTAATAGAATTATAATTAATTTCTTCAGTTAAAAATGGGTCAACACTACAAGCCGGGTCACCAACTAAAGCAGCCATTAAAACTATAATATCAAAATCTTTAGATACTTCATAAAGTTTATCAGTATCTCTAATGTCTCCATAAATAAAAGAAACATCTTTTAAATACCTATTTTCATATAATAAATTATCGTAAATAGTTATATCAAACCCTTCTCTAATAAGATAATCTGATGTTAATCCTCCGATGTAACCGGCACCACCTACTAATAAAACTTTTTCTTTCATTATTTTATAAATTTATTTACTCTTCTTTCATTAGAGCGTCTAATTATTGTTAGCCCCGCTTCTGATACAGGTAATGTTAAAACATCCATATCAGGATAATTTTCTTTTAACCAGTCAATCATTTTATATGAATCACCACAACGTAATTCGCTTAGATATTCTTCTGATATTGGGTCAGTATCGTGTAAAATTATCATACCAAATTCATTAAGTAATCTTAATGACAATTCAAAATCTTTTTTAACCGATTCAAAAGAATGGTCAGCGTCAATAAAAATAACATCGACCTTTTCATTAAAATTATTTAAAAATTCTTGAGTTGTTGATTGATGAAACTCACCAATATTTTTATGTATTCTGATATCTTTAATATCTACACCTATAACTCTAGGAACTATTTGGGCAACACTTGCCATAGTCATACCGTCGTAAATACCTAATTCTAAATAAGTCTGACAGTTAATTGATTTAACTAATTGAATGATTAAATCTGAATGATGGGATTTTCCATATGCGAACATAGACATACTTTTTGTTTTAATTTATTATTGTTTATTTATATTTTTTTATGTTTAAAAAACAGGTATTGTTTCGGCTTTACATCCACCAAACCACCAAATACATTCTGAAAATGTACTAAGACGATTACACACCAACATATCACATTTTGAAGCTATTAACATACTTGCGGCAGAATATTGCATCTGTGTAATGTTATCTGGTTTAGTATAAGTTATTACATTATAATCTTTTAAGTATTCCAAATACTCAGGTAAAACACTATCATTATCTGAAGTGAGAAAAATTGTTTTTACTTTTGGTAAGAATTTATCAATTGCGTTTTTATATGTTTCAAAATTATAATCTCGAATAACTCCATCACGAATACTTGTACAGTATGGTGGGTCAAATTTATGTGTCCACGTTCTTATTTGAATTGTTAGTAACGGATATTCAAAATTTTGCGAAATTCTATCAACCTCAGACAAAACTTCATTTTTCCATTTAATTTTACTAATTCCATTTTGTATCCTGTCATACACTGTATCAGATATAAGTTTTCTATCAAAAAACCAATCAATTGAGTGTGTTGAAAACAAATAAGAAAGTTTTTTATTTGCAATATTTGGGTGGTCACCTAATGATTTTGCGTCATTAATTAAATCTGGTTGTTCACTTTCCTCTGATTTTAAAATAAGGAATCTTGCTGAAACAAATGACTCCCCAAATTCATGTGTACCATGACAAATTAAACTATCATCTAAAATTTCATAATAATTAGCGTCAAAGTGAGCATCAAATCTTGGTAAGATATTAGTTTCCGCAATACTTAAAGCCGTGACAAAAGATTTAATAACATTACATAAACCTGATTTTATTTCTACTGTGAATTTCATATTTATTTTATTTAACAAATTCAGTAATTAAGTCTGTCCATTTTTCACGACAACGTTCTAAAGTATATTCTTTTGAATAATACTCTCGTGGTGAAAAAAGTTGTCGATTGCTGGTAACATATCTTATTGTTTCAGGAAAATCTTCATCATTAGAAACTAATCCCCATGTTTTGTCATCTTGTCTATCTAAATAACACCCCATAGGTCTTGCAACCATCGGTATATCACACGCACCTATCTCAATTCCCGCAAAATGACCTTCTTCATTTCCTGAGGTACAAATACCACACACTGATGAATTTATTAAAAGTCTAACTGTATTTGTGTCAACTCTGTTAAATATTCTTACTCTATTTCTATTATGTTCAGGAATTGCGTCAATAGTTGTATTATCTTTCATTACTAAACAAAAGTTAAAATCTGTCATTGTCTCAATAAGGTTTAAAACTCTATGAAATCCTTTTTTTTCGTAAGATGAATCACCTATGAATATAATTGAATTAGGTAAAACATCAGGATGTCTTTCAGGGATAGGTTTAAAAAAATTAAAGTCAGATGATTGTTCAATTACTCTTACATTTTTTGGATTAATTCTTTCTTTATAAAGATTATACGTTTGTTTAGAAGCAAAAACTACACAAGTACATGAATTTATAACTTCAGTTTGCATTGGATTATCCATAGTATCTTGTATCAGACAAAATGTTGGGACATCGATATTAAGTTTACGAAAATAACTTCCGTTTCTAATTATATAATCGGGACGCTCTCTAATAGATTCTATTTTATTTGCTAATATTGCGTAACTTGTATGTCCGTCGCATTTATCTTGAAGACCTGGAAACCATTCTAATAGGTCATGCCAAAATGTTCTTGTATTTGGGATACACGTAAGTGTATCGTTAACTAACCACCCAATTTTATTATCCATAATTTATTTTATTTTTTATAAATGTTTAACCAATAATCAATCATTTCATCCATCATTGTCTCAAAACTATATTCAGGACTCCATCCTAAAGACCTAATTTTACTTGAATCACCTTTAAGGTATGGTAATTCTTCAGGACGTAAAAACTTATCATTTTGAATGACATAGTCTTTATAATTTAAATTTAATTTACTAAAAACATATTCACACATATCTCTAACTGACCTTGATTCCCCAGTTGCAACAACTAAATCAACTGGTTTATCCTGTTGTAATATTAAATGCATTGCTTTTACATAATCTTTGGAGTGACCCCAATCCCTGTATGAGTCCATATTACCAAGTTCTAATTTATCTGATAACCCTAAACTTATCATCACCGCAGCTTTAACTACTTTATTAGTAACAAAATTAGAACCTCTACGAGGAGATTCATGATTGAATAAAATACCATTGTTGGCATGTAAATTATATGCGTTTCTATAATTTCGAACAATGTTATACCCAAATACTTTACTACACCCATATGGTGAAACTGGATTCATGTGAGTTGTTTCTCTTTGGTATCCATCAGGGTCTACCGAACTTCCAAACATTTCCGAACTACTTGCTTGGTAAAATTTCGCATTAGGACAAATTCTACGATAAGCATCTAAAATATTTAAAACACCTAAAGAATTAACTTGTGATGTAAATTGTGGAATATCGTAACTAATACGTACATGACTTTGAGCCGCTAAATTGTATATCTCATCAGGTTGTATTTCATTTAATAATCGTTCAATGTTGGATTGGTCTAACAAGTCACCATAATATATATTTATTTTGTCTCGTATTTCGTCAAGTCTACTTTGTTGGTGTTCAGGTGTAGAATTTCTTCTTATAATACCATGAACTTCATATCCTAATGATAAAAGATATTCCGCTAGATATGACCCATCTTGGCCACCTACACCGGTTATAAATGCACGTTTAATCATATTTTATTTTTAACTTTTAAAAAAATTCATTTTAGTCAAATCTGGCCAATCCTCATATCTCCATTTTCTAGGATTTGTATTAATAGCATTAGACAATTTATCTAATCCTAATTTGGCGGTCTCAGGAGTCATGTAATAATGGTAACCCATTGTGTCAATATTTTGTTCTCTCCATGGGATGTTGGGTAATCTACCATCATAACTCATTTTTTTTAACTGAATAGCATCTTGTTCGTTGTCCAAAAGAATCATCCCTCCTCTACCTAAACTTAAATGTTTTTGAAATTGAAAACTTAAACACATATATGTGTTTGGTATATAACTGTCTTTTTTCCACAATACCGCTGCGTCAATTATTCTTTTTTCTTCGTAATTTAAAGTGTAATAATCTTCCCATTTTTCATCTCTCCAATCTAATCCAATTCCCAATTTTTTAGACAACATGGGTACGGACAAATAAGTTCTTAATGGGACATTAATTTTAGTAGCATTTGTTAATCTTAAACATAATTCAATACCATGTGTACAACTATCTACAGCAACTGCGTAAGGTGCATTGTAAAATTGTGATATCCTTTTTTCAAATTCTGTCACAATATCCATATTTACTTGTTCCATAAGATTAGTAATTATATCCTAATTTTTTTGCGTTGTAAAGTATTTTTGTACTATCTATTTTTTTAACTAAAACTGCGGGATTTCCTTTATATACCCCCCATTCTTCAGTATCTCCCATTAATAAACTACCTGCGGATAATAGAACACCACGTCTTAATCTTGAGCCGGGTAATACAATAGAATTTGTTCCGATATTAGAAAATTCTTCAATAAGAACAGGTTTAATTATTTGAGTACCTTTTAATTCTTCAGGTATCATCGCACCAAATAATCCACTATCATCAAATCTATCTGAACCACATACAATTCTAGCTCCGGCCATTATGTTATTAAACCCTTTGGCCGTAAAATCTGAGTTTTTACCACCTATAATTGTTACATAAGGACTAATATGTGTATAATCACCAATATGTAATTTTGTTGTACAATAAAATCCTTTATCTATTGCAACATGACTACCTATAACACAATTATTTTTTTCTTTTATTATTATATCTAAATCTAAAACAACATCATCACCTATTTTCATTAGATAAAAGTTTTATCAATGGTTTGACCAAAATACGGCCCTGTTTTATATTCGTATACTATAGTATCATCTTCTAAAATCAAATAATTGTGTCCACCATTGAATGTAAAACTAATGTCTCCTGCGGACAATATTGGTTCCGCAATTATATTATCATCAATGTCATAAAAAATACATTGTACCTTTCCTTTTATAACACACCAGCTTTCTTGAGGTATATAATTTTCATCATGTCTTGGGATTATATTATGTTTGTGAGGTTTAAATGTATGTCCTTTAGATAATTTTAAACTCGCACATTGTAAATAATTTTTATCTACACTTAAATCGGTGCGTTCAGAAATAACATCAGATAATCTTACAACTTGATGAAGAAGTTCACCATTAATTTTAGAATATATTTTTTCCATATTACATTTGTTGTAGTTTATTATATATAATATTTTTTAATTTTTGTTTAAATTCAAAATACCATTCATTTATTTTTGTTATTTCATAATCAGGATTTAATAAAATATTATTATAAACATTAATAATTTCATCCCAATCATTAACAATTGGGATTGGGTTTTCCCCAAAAATGTTTTCAAAATAGTTATTTCCACTATATTTTTTTATAATAGGAATTGACCCTGATTCTAATACTTCACAAATTCTAAACGTATCAAAATTAATGTTACCCATTGGACATGGAACTAATAAAGTTGAGGAATAAATTTCACCCATTTCGGTTGAATTAATTGATGTTGGACAATTCCATCCTTTAGTAATATGAATGAAAACTTTATTAAATTTTGAAATTTGTGTGACTACATTGAATCTATCTTGTTTTAATTGTCCAATAAAACAAAAATTATATTTTTTTTGATTAAATTTAAGATAATTTTGATTTTTATTTTTAATTCCTGATTTATATCCTAAAGGTACTGTTATAACATTTTGTTTATTAATTTTTGGGTCATAATAATTTCTTATTACTACATTAGCATAATCATAATAGTCACAATTATGATTTAATTGTTCATTTGAAATGTGGAATAAATTAAACTTTATACCTTTATTTTTATAATTTTCAAAATAATCTCTAATATCTTTATTTAATTCACGGTCATCTGATGAGTATATTATTAAAGAGTTCTCAATAAAAACGTCTAAATTACCTGAAATTAATTTAACATCAATTTCAAATTCGGATAATAAATCATTTAAAATATAATTATATTCCCACCCTTTTAACGCTTCTTCTAAAGTTGCGGATATTATTCCGATTACGGTTAGTTTTTTTTTCACTATTTTTTATTTTTTATTCATTATTTATTCATCTTTTTCACCTTCTTGTATGTGATAAACTAATGAGTCAAATACTGTAACATGTCTCATCCCATAAGTCGCTTCTAATTTTCTAAAATACCAATCATCCCCACTTTGAACAAACCCATTTAAAGTACCAACTCCATCAGTATAAATGTTACCTTCAGGATACATACCACTCTCAATAAATCGGTTCTTTTCAAATATACATGGCATGTATAAACCACCTGAGTATGCATTATCTTCTCTCATTGACGTGTTAACTTTTTCCCATAGTTCGTAGTCAATTTTTTTAGGACTTTTTCCACAGTCTATACTAATACCATAAGTCCCACTTCTCATTTTACCACTTTCAACTAATCTTGATGTCGGTATATTAATACCATCATGATGTTTTAATAAATTTTCAAGCCATCCATCACTAAACACCATATCTGAATTAACAAAACAAATATTATCATATTCACTAGTTTTACCTGCAAAATTCCAACACCTATAAACTCGATTTAAATAATAATCATTTGGTTTTGGGTCGTTATATATTGTATACGGAATATCTAAAGTTTTTAATTTATCTAAAATTTTTTCTGTTGCATCATTTGCAACAATTCTTACATTAATATCCCACCCATCAACTTTACATTTACTACTTTTTAGTTCATTGTAAATTAATTCGAGATAGTCAATTGACTTAAAAATCAATGAGATTATTTCAATATTTTTTTTCATATGTTTAATTTTTATAAAAAAAGTTAGGATATAATTCTAAAAATTTATCCATAGATTTTGGTTTATCATTTGTTATATCAACAATTTCTTTTTTGGCGTAATCATCAGTACGATTCCATAAATCAATTTGATTTTTCATTTTATACTCAATGTCAGATGGATTACCAACACTATTAATAATTAATGAAGATTCTGCGATATTCTCAACTTTATACCTAACTCTATCAGGCCCTCCCATAAAACTATAATGCCATCCACCATGAAATTTACTATTATAACCACTTCTCCCAGTATTTCTTAATTGTTGGGGTGATTGGAAACTGCCATAATTTGCCATAATAGGGCCATCCCATAAACAGTTTTGTTTACAATTAACGTAATAATAATATAAATTTTGTTTAAATGTTACCCATTGATTATTTTCAATATTACTAACAATTAAGTCGGTATTTGGGATTTCATCTAAATCTGAAACAATTATTTTATCTCCTTCAGATGCATGGTCAACTAAACCTCTCATTATACAATTTCTTTGGTAATTTTCGGGTATCCAAATATTATCAGGAGAATAAGTTGGTAAATCCTCAACTTTAACATGTATTATTTTATGAAGATATTCTTTAAAAATTTCTTTATTTTTCTCAAAAAGAAATTCTTTTGGATTTCCTGTATGTGTTTTGTTGGATTCAACTAATACAAAATAATCTACAACAGGATTTAATTCCATTAATCGTAGATGTAATAATTCTATTTCATTAAAAAATTTAAAACAGTCAAATATTTTTTTAGCCATTATTTATCGAGTATTTATTTTCAAGTTTAGTCACATAATTGAATAAGTAATTATTTTTATTCCACATTTCCCAAAATTTATTATCCATGTTTACTCTATTTGTTACTGTTGCATTTTTATCATTTCCGTAATGCCATAAATGAAGAGCAACAAAATCATCAATAAACCTGACATTTAATTTAAGACGAATTCTATGTATAAATTCATCATCATCAAACGCTACTCCAGTTGCGAATCTTTCGTCAAATCCTCCTAATTCTTTTAAATCTTTTTTAGTTATTGCGGTACAAAAATGATAAGATTTTGGTCGATATAATGAATGATTATACCATCCTTCATCACCATCATTAACTACTGATATTTTTTTATATGTTGAGGGGTTAATAAATGATTTAAAATCATTAAGTTGTAACACTGCCGATGTTTGAATTTCACTTAAAGAATAACAAGCAAATGATAAATAATCATTATCAATTAAATTTTCGTTTACAAAATTTAAAATATCATCTGAATGTAAACATTCAGGATTTTGTATAATAATTTTATCACCTGATACATGGTTAAATCCAACGTTAAAAGGAACACATGGATTTACATACCATTTATCTTTTTTTTCTAATCTAACAATTTTTAAAAAAGGAAATTTGTCTACCAAATCTTCTAATCTCTCATCTTCGTGACTACAGTCATCGACAGCGATAACTTCAAAATCAGTAAAACTACTTTTTTTAAAACTTTCTAATGTTTTAATAAATATTTTTTTTCGATTGTGATATGCGGTAACAATAGAAATCATAATTTTTCTTTTAATATTTCAATAATTTTGTCTGATGTTTTACCATCTCCTAACCAATCTGTGTTTGAGTTATAATTTGACAGATAATTAAATGACTCAATCCACGAAACATCTAATTCATTTACATTAATCATATATGAACATCCGGATTCAACCGATTCAGGTCTTTCAGTGAAATCTCTTGGGACAATAACTGGAGTATTAAATAAACAAGGTTCTTCTTGAGCTGTACCTGAATCTGAAATTATAAACTTAGAATGGTACATTTCATTTATATAATTTTTAAAAGATAATAAATCAATTACTTTAATATTTTCTAAATCTAAATTAAATTCGGATATTTTATCAATAGTTCTTTTAAATGATAACATTTCAACAGGTATCCCAAATCTTTGGGAACAAATATTAGCATAGTTTAATATGTTTTTTAAACGTTCCTTACTATTAAAATTTTCAGGTCTATGAATATCTAAAATTATTTTATTATTTTTTTTAGATTTATTTAATTCTATTTTATTTGCAACCTCTTTAATTGTATTTCCTACAACATAAATTGATTTTGGATTAATTGATTCTCTAATCAATTTTTCTTTGTAATTATCATGATAAACAAA